TTTAATCCAACTTTTGCACCTTTACCTTCTACACTGGTTTTTTGCCACCAAGAAATTTTAATAAAACTTCCTTCTTGTATTCCTTGTGATGCTAATTTATTTGGTAAATCCGCATACATAAACATATCTCTGTGTGCTAATGTTGTTTCTGTACCAGCATTATATCCAGTTTTATACTGTCCTTCGTACTCAATGTGATTAGGTGAAGTAAAACTTGAATTCATATCAACAAATTTCATACAAGCACCGAATTGACCATCATTTCGTACCCATTTAGCATGGTGTCCTATCCAACCCGTGTGCCAAAATAATTCATCTTGTTTACTTTCAATACCTCCCCAATGGAAAGGATTAAAACCATCATTCCATCCAGTTATTGTAATGGCATCATCATATGTAACGGGATCAGGATAATTCCATATACCATTAACAACATTAGTATTTGCTGACCATTCCCATACGAGTTCATCTGTATCATCCACACTCCAAATCCATTTGGTATCTTGAAGTTCTGGGTCTATTTTATCATCTGTTACCTCTCCAAGATCAGTCCAATTTCTATTTTCTGAATCTGTTATTTGCCAAGTACCAGGTAAATCTACAGTTAAAGTTCCACCAGCATAATCATCATAATAATGTTCTTTATCTTTATCACCAGTTTTATATGATGTTCCACGATAATTTACTTTTGCAAGAATTCCACGTGGTTCTGTACCAAGATTTGTAACATAAAGTTTTAATTTATCACTTGGTTTAAAATCATCAAGATTATATGTATTGACTACTTCTGGATTATCTGCTGCTGTAACTAATGTAATTTTTGGATCACTTACCCACACAATTCCTTCAGGAGCCCGGTAGCTAGTTATACGGATCATGGGACCTTTATTCGCATCTCCATAAATTGAAGAACCCATTCTTCCAAGATCAAAATCTATAGGAACTTCAAGAATATATTCTGCCTTTTCCCATTCTCCATCCTTTTTTACAGGAACAAAATTTCCATCGTTTGGTAAATATAACCACTTGGTAGATGATCCCCAAAAATTACCATCAGCTGGTGATCCTACTTTCCAATATCTTAGATATACAGATGCACCCTTTCCTATTGTATCAGATTTTTGCCACCAAGAAATTTTAATTTTATCACCATGTTGTATTCCCTGAGATTGAAAACTAAATGGTAATGTTTGACTAATACCTTGCCAACGATGTCTTAATGAAGTTGAATGATCCGCACTTCCATATCCACTTTTATTACCATAACCATAATCAGCAGTATGATCTGGAATTCTCTCTCCATCTTCATTAAAATATCTACCGTTATATCCTGGATGATTTGGATTTTGATATATTGAATTTTGGTCTATAAATTTCATAGCGGGACCACCACTATGACCTTCACCATTAATCCATTTCGCCTGATGACCTATCCAACCAGTTCTCCAATGTGAAAAAGCTGCTGAATTATTCCAATCATAATTTGTTTGTCCTGCACTCCAACTTTTTGGATGAACTGCACGAACATTCAAATCTGGATCGAAATGTTTCCATATTTTAGTGTGTACACCAGCTCCAGGTTCCCATTCCCATCTAATACTTCTTAACCAACTAAACCGTGGCCATATTACTCTACAATCTTCTAAGTCTGGATGTATAACTTTCTTCCACTGTTTATGTTTTTTAGCAAAAGTAGATTTTCTTAGCGGTAAATGTGCTTCTGAACCCCATATCTCTGATATATCCCACCAAGCTGGATCCCAAGCTTTGAACCAACCAAAAATACTGAAAGGTGGCCATTGAAATGCTGTACAATCCCAGATACCATCCGCATGAATAGATACCTTACCTTCGTTTTCACCTTCCGAATCTCTAAATTTTTCTCTTGGATCTCCTGTCCTATATATTTGATTATTAAAATATACCTTTGCAACAAAACCTTCTGCACCACCATGATCATAAGTATAAATTCTTAATCTATCACCTTCCTGAAGTGAATCTAAAGACCATTCTTTTGATTCTTTCCATTTGTCATGTGAACCAATAAGAATTTCTTGTCCACTAGGTCTGAGTCTATATAAATCATATCTATCATCAACTTGTAATCTAATTTTATTTTCTGTTACCCCATGATATGGACTTTTTGTAATATGCCACTCTCCCTCATCACGATTTTCTCTTATTTCATTGGCACCAGCATTAACTATTTCTAAATCATCAATTTCTCTAACTTCTACAGGAATATTATATTCACCAACCATATTTTCAAACCCTGGGTCTTGATCCTCTAAATATTGTTGAGCCCATTGGTCAAATTCGGGAGCGTCAGTGCCCGATAATGTAGCCATCATGGCCACAGTCATATCAAATTCTGCTAAACTGTTTCCAGATTCTTGCAAAAGAACTGTACCCGTACCAGTACCTTCTCCTGTAGCTACAAATGAAATATTTGGAGCATTCTTGCGCGCACCGATGTCCGTAAAATCGGTTGTTCCAGTCGTTATAAGTCTATATCTTTTATCACTTTCGATTTCCTCGGCAGTTTTTATTGCTGCTTGCAACTGTAACCATTCATCTAACGGATTCCTAATGTGCATCAACCGATAAATATCATTAGCATGTAATGTTACTTGTAAATCTGTTGAATCATCTGGAGCTTCACCATGAAATGTACTTTGATGAACTTCACCTTCATTTAAAACAGCTTCTGGAGCCATTGAAGTTTCTACTGGTACTTCATCCACTACAGTTACATCAACGGGTATATCATATCTTCCTATTTCTTCTTCATTACCATCTGGATTTACTTTATTTAATCTGTAAATATCATTTGTCTGTATTGTTATTTCTAAATCAGTTGAATCATCTGGAACGTTACCATGAAATGGACTTTTATTAAATTCAGTTTCATTACCACCTTCTCTAACAACTGAAGCATCAGCATTATCCGTTGGAATTTCATCAACAATAGTTCTATCAGTTTGCATATCAAATGTTTGATCTGTAACAATTGCATCTTTAATAGTAACTTTACCACTTCCCCTACCTTCAGTATCAGATGACATTAATTCAACAAATCCTGCATCTTCCCCCGTAAGTGTTGCTGATAATGTATTGTCATCTACAAATTTAACAAGTCCAGTAACAGGAGATTCAATATCTTCAAGTCTTTCTTCTGATATATAAGGAGTTGGAAGTGATATGGCTGAACCTGGTTCACATTGTAAATCAGTATAATATCTATAACCGTCAAATACTTGGCCACCATCTTTTTCTATTCCAAAACCTAAGTACCAAATTAATTTCCCAGTTCCAGTTTCTGGAACAGTTATACGGCTATATTGTCGTTCCCAAGTATTACCATCTACAACTTTTGTTTCTAATACAGTTCCCACCCCAGTTATTGTTGGGCCGTTTACATTATCAATAAATGCCCGTGAATGAAAATGTGCATCCGTTCTACCATTCCAATTTTCATCGTGATATACCCAACAACTCAATACATAAGTTTCACCAGGTATAACCTCAAAATTCATTTGATATTTAACATCTTTAGTTCCACCACCCGCGATATCTGGAGTAGTTCTTAAACACCACTTACTGTGACCTGGATTAGAAAATTCAACTATTTCATTTTTTGGATTACTATTACTTTCTTCGGCAACATCATCACCGAATGAACCTGTCAAAGAATTAAAATGACCATTGGTTACTAAATTGTTAGATGCTATAGTAGGAGTATTTAATACATCTGGAATATATGTTGATATAGTTTCTGGAGTTTCATCATAATCTATAACAAAAGCATCTCTTATAATAAGAGTTCCACCTTTCATTAATTCATTTAATGATACTTCTTGTCCGCCATTCAATACCCAATTTACTGTAACAACTTTACCAGTATTATCAAATGTTAGGGGTGATTCTCCATTAATATCAGCCTGACATAAACAAGTATACCCCAATAATCTAAATCGTTCATTGGCGTCTGGATCATTTATGTTTGGATTTGGACGAATTCTTAATTCAGTTCTATCTGTAGATATATCTTGTAAATAAAGTGAATCATCTTCCATCCTGAGTTCTATAATCTCTTCAGTATCGGGGTCAATGGTAGGATTAAGTTCTGTACCGGCATATACACTACTGCCAGAATTATAATATTTTCCTTTATAAATAGTTTTATCAGGCTTTACTAATATAACATCACCAGTACCACCTATTCGTCTTAAAAAGTTAAATACAACTTTATAAGTTCCGTATCTATATCCAGATCCTCTAACAAAATCTCCTACATCTAATGTATCTGGAAATGGGGACTTGACTGTAGAGCTAGTAATATAATTACCATCTAAATCATATAAACAAAACTCAATTATATCAGCATTAAGAGATCCAAATGGTGCTACAGGATCACCATCTTTTAAATCACCACTCAACTCTATCTGAGTTAAATGTTCTGAATTTAATCTTGATAATTTTCCACTTTTAGCGGATGGAAATAATTTAAGTTCAGCCATTAGTATTCCGTAAATTCTCTTTCTATTATGTTATTAAGTTCTTCACCTTCTAGATAATCAAAATATTCATTTTCAGGGAGTTCAATAGTATGTAAACCATCTTTATTATAACTCTCTAGTGCGTCACCAATTCCTTGTCCTGGAATTATTCTTTCAAAACAAATTATATATCCTGTATTTGGATCCCGTAAAACTTCTCCTGACGTATTTCCCGATTCAATTCTTTTTTGAATCATTTGTAAATATTTAACTTCATCAGCTCGTGCAATTTCCTGATAAAATTGAAGGTTTTCAAGTTCTTCTTTTGTATATGGCATTTTTTATCTCACTACTTTAAACGAATGTTTCTCATCAAAATATGTTACAGTTTCATCTGCAGTTCCACTACCACTTACTACTTTGTAGTTTATTCTATAAAATCTTTCAGACTGTAATCCATTCATCCAAAAATTAAAATAATTTCCTGTTGAATCACAACTTACTACTGAACCACTTCCGAAAGGTACTACAACATCTTCTGTATAAGCATCTTTAATTTGATAATAAGTACTCCCACTTGGTAAAGTTTTTACTGTTAAATATCCAGTACTATATCCCGTAGTTGAAAATGTTTTTTCGGGATATCTTTCTCTACCGACTACTCTAAATTTTACCTTTGAACTTTCTTTATATTTTTCTCGTAATCCTTTCATATAAAGAGTCATATCTTCTAAATTATCAGAAGAAAGTGCTGATAAAGAACCAGTTGTCCACTTTGAATCATCCCAAACTACTTCTAATTTTGGTGGATATATTGTATTAGTTTCACGAGAAAAGAAACTAAACTGTCCCAATCTTGTAGTATTTCCTTCATCAACATTTGAATCTATATTACCAATACTACCACTTCTCTTTAACATAAAACCTTCATTTGGAACTGTGCTATGTAACCATCTCCAAACAATATCTGTTACATCCATTCTTAAATCTGCTGGCTCATTTGTAAATGACTGTGATGCTTCATACCCACTTCCACTATACCAAGTTCCACCAGAACCAGAAATAGTATTCCATTGAGTTCTGCCAGTAACATTATCTTTCCATTTCCAACCTGCCCCATCTTCTACTATTGGACTATAAAAATATTTTCCAGAGCCATTATCCCAAGACTGACTTGTGGGATATCCATATAAAGTTTGTGATACATTTAATTCTCTTGAATTGGCATCATATAAATTTAAATAAAATTTTGTTAATGAACCAGATGTAATTAATCCAGATGATATTGATTTTGATACATAAGTCAAATCAAATTTAACTAAAGCACGAGAAACATTTACTACAGAACCATCCGAGTTCATATCCTTTTTTATCTCAAGAATTTCGTCTTGGCCAGTATTCATACTTGCACTCATTTCATATAATGTTGTATCTTTTGTTGCGTATTCAAAATAATGCATTATAAGTCTCCCAATACTCTACCCCGTATATCTACATCAGGATATTTAACTTCAAACATTGTAGGATCGACTGGTGGATAAACCACTCCATTATATGTTGATCCTTGTACATCATATATATTACTGGAATATCCAGCTCCCCACTTGTTTGTTATCTTAATCAATTCATCTCTACCTTCTTGTGGCTTAACTACAGTTCTCACTCCATCGGCATCTATTATTTCATTTACTACATCTGCCAAAACAATAGGTTGATTTATTTGCCAATTATCATTATTAAAATATTTTTTTAACCTATCAACACAATTTAATAACACTTCATTTTTGTTAAATCCCTTTTTAGTGAAAATTGCAAAATCAACTCCAATATTACATATCCACGCGTCTTTAATTTGAACCGCGTCTGTCATCATTCTATATTGACTTAAATATGTTTTTATATTTTCTTTAACCGCTTGATTTAACCTAACTAACTTTCCTGCTTGATCATATCCAAGCATATACATATTTAATGCTAGTGGATTCGATTGGAATGTCGGGTCTGACTCATTTTGACCGGCTGCAGCTACTTGTTCATCTTGTAAAATAAAAACTTTTGCTATATTACCATACTTTGGTGGTAATGAATATACACGAGTTATGTAATCATCTTTAGTTACTGCTCTACTTTGTGCTTGGAAATATGCAAGTGCATTTACTCTAACATCTTCAAGTGTTTCTGCTCCCCCTCCCCCCATTGCTGGTTCTGGATTTGTTACTGCTATTGAATTTTGAGTTTGAGATTTTAATGCTCCATCTAAACTAACCGAACTATCAAATTCAGAATTCATTAAGGTAATATTTTTTATTGATCCAGCAACACAATTATCTTCCGCACCACCACCAGTTGAATATTTAATAGTAAGAGTTGTATTTGTTGGACATTGACCATAGGTTTCCGTATTTAAAAAATTTGCAGGGTCAAATGCTGTATCAAGAAAACTTGGTGTTCCTGGTAAATTAGAACCAACATTTGATGGATTTGGAATAATTTCTTCATCAGCTCCTGCTGCTACTCCTGAACCAAATCTCATTTCAGTTTTTCCATCTGGTCTAATAAAAGTTTTATATCTCTTTGATGTTTTTAGAAGTTTTAAAAGAAAAGGTGCAAAATTTCTACCTTCAACTAAATCGGGAGAATTATTTGTATTATTTTGAAAATCTGTATATACCGTATCTTGGGCTAAAAATGGAACTTCATACCAATTATTTCCATCACTATCTATTACTGAAAGAATTTCTAACACAGGACTGGTTTCTAATGCAACTCTTTTATATTTTTCTGCTTCCCCAAACGATATATAATCTGTAGTAATTGTTCCACTAACTGCCTTTACTGATTTCTTTAATAACCATTTTGTAATACTACTGTTCCCATCTACCTCAAAAATATCTTCTTGTCTTGGACTTAATGAACTTGAATCTGCAAAAATACAATCATCTACAGTTCTAAAAACAGTACCATTTACTGATGTTGATTGCATTCCAGCTGGAACTGTAAGACAATAATCTTCATTTGGTTGTTTTTTACCTTCTGATATATTATTAGGATCAGATGGAACTGTTTGGAATACATCCAAAAGTACAGATGCCGGTGAGGCCTGTCTTGGTTTATATCCATATCCTTGTGCTATTTGATATATTGTTCTCTTTTCTTCTGCAAATGATAACATACTTTCTTTAAATTGTTCATCAATATAATATGACAATACATCTCCTACATATGATGCCATTTCAATAAACATCATACCTGGATCCGATTCATTAAAATCGTTATATGTATTTGGGAAATATGTTTTTGCAAATTCTATTAAACCGTTTCTGAAAGAAGCAAAATCTTTACTCAAATATTTTACATCTTTACTAACATCTGTTACAGCCATGAATCTTCTCCTTTTTAATTACCTTTATGTGGCAATACCTACATCTGCGACTTCCCCTACAAAATCTTCAAATTGTGTAAAATCAATTGAAACTTGTTCCATTGCCGTAGGATTGAACGATAATCCAAATATAATAGATACATCAACATGATTTGAATTCGTAAATGCAATTTTTATATCTTGAACAGTTATATATGGCAACCATGTATCTAAAGCATCTTTAATCTCTACTTTAATTCTATCACTTAAATCTTCAGTCATTGGTTCAAAAAGTAAATGATGAAGTCTTGAACCATATAATGGTTGTCCTAATCTCTCACCTGGAATAGTTTTTAATAAGTTAATAATATTATATTGAGCCTGTTTAATTGTAGTCTTTGTTTGGGTAAAAAATCCATCATCATCATACCCTAATGGAAGTTGTAATCCTATATAAACATCAGGATTTAAATCTTTTTCTCTTGCTCCCATTTATATTCTCCTTTAATTTCCTACTGCTAAATAATTTATTGTGTTTGAACCGTCAATACCATCAGCTCTGTTTATTGTAAATTTAGTAGTTGTAATATTTATAGCGGTCATCGGGGCAGACGGTCCTGATACTTGTCTATTTACCACAACTGAAAAACATGCACTGGGAAAAGCCAATGGAAAATTAAAATTTTGATCGCCATCTGATGAAGAAGTTCCAGTTCCCCACTGTAATAAAATACCATTTGGTAAATATGTGTATCCATTAACATCTGCTACACTTTCTTTTAAATTCAAATCACCCGATACTTCTATATCTCCTTGGATAGATACTTGACCCATAAATTCTGCCGGTCCTCGTACTGTAGTTTCTCCACTTACATTAAAATCTCCCCCTACAATTGAATTACCCTGAACTTCAGAATTTTCTTCAATTAATAAATCTTCTTCACCTATAATATCACCCTTAACTTTTAAATCTGCAGATGTTTTTGCTGGTCTTGGTAATCCTGGTATTGGTGGAATCGGAATTGGTGCTATTATCACACCACCACCTAATATTGTTAGTCCCATTACATTTAATCCAAGTCCAACATTATGAAATCCAAATGTATTAGAAGTTCTTCTAGCTATGAGATTTCCTTTTACATCAGTATTTTTATTAACTGTTAATTTTTTACTAACTACAAGAGATTCTTTAATCAGTTGATTTTTATCAACTTGAACATTACCTTTAATAATTTCATTTTTATTAACAGTTAAATTTCCACCAATTTCACCATCTTTTTCAATTTTTAAATTTTGACCTAAAGTTAAATCTTTAGTTCCTTGTATGTTTCCATCTACTATCAAATCGACTGGTGACTTCACTCCCATAGGTCTCAAGTTTATCCCACCACGAAATGTTGCCTTTCCATTTACAGTTATTCCACCACCAATCGTATGAGTTCCAATCACACTTGAATTTTGTTTTACAATATTATTACCACTTATAATAATATTTTTTCCAACATTTACACTACCTTTAACTTCAAAATTCTTATCCATAGAAATTTTATTACGTTTAAATATAATATTTAAACTATCAAAAACTTTTTTAAGAATTTTTAATTTTCTACCGCGGTCTTGATTTGCTCCACCAAAACCTTGATGTTTCCTCATTAACGCCATCATCTTTGATACTTTAGCCGCTGGTGGTTCAACTTGTGTTACATTCAATTGAGATTTATCTGTCAATGATAAATTTCCTGGCATTGAATCGGGCTCTAAAAAAGATTTATTGCTTAAAGGTTTTATGGAATCCATTCCAGTTAAATAAGAATGAATCGCATCTGCATGTAATGCCGCATCCTTTGCGTTTTTCTTTCTTGCTGTCGCCTTATCTTCTGACGGTTGATCTTTATAAATTTTATCGTTTAAAATTTTTAAAAATTTATATTTTAAAAAATTCTTATCTAATGCCATTACTCACCTCACTATGGACGAAAACTATTTCCGCCACCTTTTTTCTGGTCTATTGCTTTCAAAACAGCTGAATAATCTCTTGTTAATGCATTTTGTACATGGTCAGGAACTTGGTCAACTGAAACACCGGCTTTCTTTATAGAATCTACCGCTGCTATTTCTCGTTTCTTTTCCTTCGCCTCTTCTGTATTTCCTAAACCAGTTGCCCCAACAAGTACATCATTCATCTTACTGGTATCATAAACTCCACTACCCATCGTTGGATATCCACTACCATCACCCTGTGGTACTCCACCAACGGTTTCATTTAGAACTTTGTTAAGTGTCTCATTTGATGTATAATGAACTTCCTTTTTAGGTTTCGTTTTATACTGTTTCCTAATAGGTTCTTTGAACTCTTTTTCGGTTATTGGTTGTGAAACTAATTCGGTAAGTGAAGATGAATTTTCTTCTTTAATAAATATCTCATTCATTTGTTTTTTAACTTCCTTACGAACTACAGCTTCGATTATTTTTATTAGTTCTTGTTTCTTCATTATAGACTCCTATTCTATATTATTGTACTACTAATTACTCCTGGTATCACAGCTGGTGGTTTGATAACCGCTCCTGTAAAAACTGTAGCTAAAAAAGATGCAGTAATTATAGTTGCCATACTATCACAAACATCTTCTATACCACCACCACCCATTCCAACTGCTACAGCTGGTGCTAAAATCGGTGGAACTGACATTACACTTGCTCCTGTTGCTGAATGAGCTGGTGTACCAAAATTTATCATTAAAGCTGTGGCTGAAACAATACCCGTTGTTATTTGTGTCATTGTCGGATCTTGTGCTTTAAAACTACCTACTATCGCTGCCTTCAATGGAGCTTTGGCCGCATCAACACCACTCACCTTCAACTTAAAACCTAATGATGTCGGATCTGGTATTGGTGTAGGTGCCGCTGGTGTAAGTGCTGGACTACCAATAGGTATTATCTCAGCATCTTTCATAAAATCTATTATTGCTGTTGCCATTCCTTCAGCTGAATCTGATTGTGTTGATTCTCCATCTTGTGCTAATTTACTATAATTATCAACTAAAGCTGTTTTAAGTTTATTTTTGTCCAGTGCCATTATTCTGGTTTCATTAATAAATCACACAATCGTGCTCTTATTGTTTCTACTCCAGCTTTCCACGCTTCAATGGCTGGTGTATTTGTAGGTCCTCCACTAATTGGTCCACTTGGACCGGCTCCCGTTGGAATACCTGCTAAATTTAATATTGTTTCACCCAACTCTATAAATGAATTACAAACAGAGTCTAATATATTTGTAAGTTCTTCTCCATATACGAGATGTTGTTGTCCCATATCATCTCTACCCTTTACATATCCAGTTATACCCAAGGCCTCTCCGCCTATCCGTAAAAATGAACCTTGATTATCTTTTAATCCTGCACAATCATCAAGATGTAATATTGCACCTTTACAAGATTGTAAATGTGCCTTATCATCAAGTGTTAAAAAAGATGGACATGCACTTGATATTAAAACCTTTTCCCCAATAGAGATTCCACATGCTGAAGCTAAATCGGATGGAAATGGTTCAGGCTCTCCACTTTCTGGATGACCGCCTCCTACAACCCTATCCATAGCATCTGGACCAACTAACACACTATATTCTCCAGTATAAAATCTAATTCTGGGAGTAGACACACAAAATTGTCTATCTGCATCAATTGTAAATGACCAAGGTGTTCCCCACCCAATTCCAAGTGCAGAATAACCCATGATTTCATTTCTTTTTGTATTAAATGTAATCCTATCACTATTAATTACAATCTGTTTTCCACCATAGATAGGATTTTTATCAAGGTGAACTTTTGACATTAACCGATGTTTTTGAGAATTGGATTTTGTTCTATCTAACTTTACAGATTGATCAGTAGTCATCCAAATAGAAGAACCATCAGCATTTATATCTTCTTTAACTGTCTTTCTTAAAGTGATGTCATTTTTTAAATCCTCTACTATTCCACCCTTATCAAATGCATCCGCATCTA